CTACATCTAACGTAGCCCCAGACGCAGCAGTGTTGCTGTCTTTTAGAGTGAAAGTTAGTTCAGGAAGAGTGTCTCCTACTACTAATTTAATTGTGTCTGAATATGCCATAAATTACCTCTTATTATATACACGTTATGCTTTAAATGGAAAATGGATTGTAGTCATCTACTTTTGCATTACCGCGCCACAAGTCTTCTACTTTTTCTGCAGTTGGGCCTAATCCGGCTACAAACCAAGAGTTTCCATATTTATCAGCTTCTAACATTGGAACTACTAAACCAAAAGCCCCAAACACACCACTTCGATCTAGTATTTCTAGAAAATACTGTCCCCAAGGCATGTTATCAGAACGGAATACAGACGCGTCTCCACCCCTGCCTAAGTATTTAATAAACTCTCTTATTTCTAAACCTAAAGCTGTTAATGGCAACAAAGTTACTGCACCCAAAACTAAAGGGACTGCTGCGCCAGGAAGAGACCCGTCTTGTGCAAACCGATTTTTAGTCTCTCTTATAGCACCACCAATGATGTTTTTGCCATATGCGTAAAAGAAAGATTTAAGCTGCCAAATTAAAGCTGTGTAGGGGTTTGAAGCCCAAACGGGTCTTTCAGCCGCACTTGGTCTAACAATAGATTCTTCTACAAACCTACCAATAGCTGCTTTTATTTTTGCACCTTCTGGCCCAGAGAAATCTCGTTTATTTTCTGCTTTACTCCACGCTTCTACTTCTGCTCGAGTAAGATCTAACTCTCTTAAGTATCTATTGCTGTTTGCATCATTAGTTTTAGCCAAATTAATTAAAAACTGTTCTCCCATACCCGCTGCAAATATTCTTGTAAATTTAGTAAAGAAATCTAAAGCAGTTATCTTAAAAAACTTGTTTGCTAAATATTTAGTTTCTTTTGTCATGAAACCTAATTCAGCAGCATTAATATACATAGTCTCTAACGAGTCATGTGTAATAACCCCTAAATCTTTTGCAAATTGTTCTGCAGCTTCTCGGTTTTTAAGATAATACTTTACTTGATCCATTGTTTGACCAAAATTGTTCATGCCTTTACTACGTAAAGTGGGCCCGGCTAAATCTGGTAAGGATGCTAAAGTAGTAAAAGTTAAAAGTGTAACCATGTTAGTCAAAAGACCCCAACTGTTTACCTGTCTAGCCCAACCTGACATGCCGAGTCCAACTCGTCCAAGCATAGCTTCCATCGCTCGACGGGCGCCTCGCCTATCATTAACATCCTCTATTCTAGAAAGAAGCACTTCTGTAGCTTTCCAACCAGTTAAATCATTAGTAAGACTTGGGCCTTCATCAAACGCAGCTAGTTTAGAAGATTCAGAATCAATAGGACCTACAATTATATTTGCTGCATCTTCCCCTAATTGATCTTTAATATTGAACCAGTCTTGTTCTGTTGCGGTTACTCTAGCTCGTTTATCATATTCAACTCTTTTTACTGTATCTTCTATATAAGCTTTAAGGCTATAAGCCGCTGGATTAAGAAGTTCTATGTCTTTTGACCCTTCGGGATTTATTTCCCCTTGTTCATTAAGGCCCCGCCTTGCCGCTTCAGTTGGTATCTTTTTAAAATATTTAACCCTTGCTTGGTTCATACCGAGAGATAAAGTAGAAATGCCATTGTCAGTTTTTGCAACTGCTTCATTGTCTTCGTCTGTTTCTAGCCAAGACTCAACATAAGACTCCCAATTTTTGTAAGTGGTGCCTTGCCCATCAGTTATATTTTGTACATCTGGATTATATTTTCGTAAGAGCTTTGCCATCATTGCTCTTTTTTCAGGGCTTTGTCGCAGCTCTGCTAAACTCCATTTTCTTGGGAAAAAGTCTGGAAGTTTTAAAACACCTTCTAAATTACCATCAATATAAGTATCATAAAACTCGCTTAAAAACTCTCTCATTTTTTGTGCTTCTGGACTAAGTTCAGCTGTAGGTGTACTAGCTTCCGCTTCTTCTGCAATTCTAGTTAGGGCTTCCATGTTAGGCTCGCCGTTTTTCTTCTTTTCTACCAAACTATAAATATCATTTAGTTTTTGATTTATAACTAAAATACGAACATTTATATATCCGCTTTTATCTTCGCTTTGTGATTCCGAATACATAATTGCTGCAAGAGCGGGGCTTATCTCTTTTAAATAACCATGCGCAGTTTTAAACACATAATTCAAAGACACATGTTTTTTATCTTTTGGTAACAAAGGTAGAGGGGCCCTTAACAATGCTTCTACCTGGCGTTTTATAAAGAATAACGCTTGTTTAGATACGCCTTTTGGAGTATCTACGGTTTGTTCCATTACATCTAAAACTCTATAAACTTCTGCTTTTTGATCTCTGGTAAAACTATTAAAAGTGGCATTCCCTGGTGGAGAGATGTTAGCAATTTTTATAACATCATTCATGTAACTTACAAAATCTGGGTCTAAAGTAAATCGGCCTTTTGCTTGCTTGTTAACTACATCAAAGAAATCTTTTAGCCTTTGCACAATACGTTTAAAGTAAGACTGTACAAAGTTAGTGGCTTTTTGATCTGGATCAAATGCATACACTGCATATTGATCTGCATACCATTCTTCAAAACCAAATTTACCATCATATTTTGTACTGCCTTGTTCTTGCAGCGCTTTTCTTGCTTTAGCAAAAGCCCTATCTAATTTTTGTCTTACTGAAGGAATTGCTAAAGAACGTTCTAATTCTTGCTTGTACACACCGTGACCTATTTCATGCCCCAACGCTCTAAGCATAAATGCAAACTGTTCGTTTGTTGGTTTTTGCTGCAAGTTTAAAATGATGACATCTCCTTGCGCACCAAACTGTACTATCCGAGCAGGTTTTCCTGTTTTACGCATATCCTCTTTTATGTTCTCTACAATCCATTTAGAACTCTGGCTAACGCCATTATCATCTACATAAACATTATTAAACTCACTGCCAAGAACAATTTCATCGTCAAGCGAAATAATACGTAAAGTTCGACCATATTTTAATTTGCTATTAATAGCATTTAAAAGCACATCAACTATAGACACCCCTTTAGCCCCAGCAGAAGCACCAAACAAGTCTTCTCGTTTAAAGTAATCTTTTACTCTTTGCGTTGCTGAAGTTCTTTTATTTTCTACACTTTTTTGTTTTTGAGTACTTAAATATGTTTTTCCTAGTTTCTGTGAATTAGCGTTTAAAACATTTATGTGTGCGTCATAACCAAATTCATCTTTTATAGCAGCCGCTTGCATTTGGTCTATTTCATTACCTGCTTCATCTACAATAGTTTCTTGATTTAAAGCTACATCTTCTATACCTATAAAAATACCCTCCTCGTTAGCAATATCTTGTAGGTATTCTTGGAATTGTTTTAAATATTCGCGTTCTGATAAAAAAACCTTTTTTGTGGGCCCTACAAAATAATAAAAAGGTTTTCTAATAGTTTTTGTTTCCCCTTTTTTAGTCGTTCCTTTTTTTTCTAAGGGTACTACATCTTGAAAACCTCTTGCCTTCTTAAACTCGTCTTCAAAAGTTTTCCTTGTGTAGTTTATGTATTTGTTGTCTGCGGCATTGCCTCGGTCTGGCGTGTTAATAATTGTGTTTATATTTTTATTAAGTTCATTATTTAAAGTTTTATTACTAACAGGCTCTTTTCTTATTGGCACTCCAACCTCAACAGAACCCGCTTTGTTTATAACAAACTTATCACCTTGTTTCTTAAAACTGCTTATTTTAACTGCATTTAATTCTGCGGGTGTCATAGTAGCAACTCTTTTGCCTTTGTACTCTATGGGTTGATTTAATTGTTCGGCTATTCCAATTAAATCTTTAAAACCCTGTCTGTTTCTTTCTGCAGGGGATAAAGAAGAAGACACTTCGCTGCTGTCAGCTGCATATACTGCGTAGTTAATAAGAGTGAGAATATCTACAGATTCTCCGTTTATAGTAAAAGCCCGTGCTTCTGGAGAGCTGTTTACCTCTTCTCTTTGTTGTCTGTAAGATGCTTCTTTAGCTCTTTGTACTGCTTTGTCAAAATCCGCTTGTTCTTGGCTTAAATCTGCAATAATAGAATAAGCAAATTGTCCTTTTATTGGGTTACCTTCTTTATCTACAGCTGGAACTTTTGACAATATAAAATTAGATTTGTCATCCCTGTTTTTTAATCTAGTAAACTCGTTTAGTTTACCTTTAGGTACATCATCTATTCTTTGTACTCCGTTCTCGTACGACGTCCAAAAAGACCTTTCTCTGTCATCGTCTAAAGAATTTAAAAAGTTAGTTTTTTCTTCTGGAGAAGGTTTTTGTTTATCCCCAATAGTTTTGTTTTTGTAACTAGAGGGTGTTAAAGCAGGTTCAGCTAATACTTGTGTATTGACTTCTGGGCTAACTGTTAAGTTACCACCTTCAAACGCATCAGCTAAAGTTCTACCAAAATTTGTTTCTGTTTCATCTCCAGCTGTTTCATAAGTAGGATCATCGTCTTCTACTACGTCTTTAACAGTTGCTTTTTCTGGGCCTTTTGGTTTTATACGAGCTTGCTTTTCTTTTAAAGCATCTTCTTTGGTCATTTCGTCAATCGTAACTTCGCCATCATCAAATTCTTGTCGGTAAAGATCATAAGCATTTTTTGATGCAACGGCTTTACCTGCTTTGTTTGTAGATTGAGTAAAGACATGATTATTGTCTTTGTCTTTTACTACTATAGCTAAATCATGAGAAGAATCTTGGGGTTGGCTAAACTGTAGTATTTGTTGTTTTGTTTCGTTTGTAAGCCCATTTTCTTCAATAAATTGAATAAGGTCTTTGTCTGTTGCTTTTACAATTGCAACAGCTCCATCTTTTTCTACAACTTGAAGATCCGGACCTTTAGCATCAGGTCTATACTGATTTACTATAAAAGCTTCTGCTTGGTCTGCAGTTGTGTCTTCTAAAATAACTGCTTTTCTAGCTGAATTAGGGGCTACAAGATCATTTAATTGTGCAAGTATATCCTCGTCAGGTTCTACTTGAGTTCGGCTAGCATTTATTGTTTCGGCATCTTCCTGGCTCATTGTATCAGCTTGTACTTCTCTACCAGTAGCTAGTAAATTGTAGGCTTTAGATATAACACTTGCAGGAGCTGCTCTAGCACCACCGGCAAACGCTCCAACAAAAGCTGATTCCATTGCACGCATTTTTGCTTCTTGTACTGAATAATCAGGATCAATTGCAAACCTTTGTGCAATTAACGCCCCCTCTTGTAAAGTTTCAGTTACACCTTCTACTACAAAACTTTGCCCCGATTTTATAGCTACCGCTTTAGCAAGCTCTTTTACAAAAGTACCTGCAGCCATGTCGCCAGCAACTGCATCTCCCAACGCCATTTTGGTCATGCCCCTAAAGAAAAGACCTTCAGATAAGGTACCAAGTAGGGCTTGTGGAATACCTAGTTGTGCAGCCATCGCTGCTTCTTCTTTTGTTAGCTCAAAGCCAGCATCATCAAATTCTTTCAAGGCTTGTGACGAACCTACTACGTACTCTTGGCCAAATGCGCCTACGCCCATTCCAACTTTAGTAGCTGTTGCACTTGTATAAGTTTTAGCAGCCCTTGCTGCGTCGTATCCATTTTCAAGAAATTCTGCTTCTGCAGCGGTTAATTTAATATTGTTGTCTTTTTTCTTAACAATATTATTAAGTTTCTTTTTTAAAAAAGCTCGACTAACTCCAGTTAAAGACCCTTTTCCAAGGTTAGCTACGATACCGCCCGTGCCTGCAGATACAACAGACGTAATTGCCATAGGGGTAAAAGAACCTACTCCTTTTAATACCTGTTCTACAAAACCATCAAACGTAGGCGCATCATAAAATTCTTGAAAAGCTCCCATTTGACTAAGTATTTCTGAAGCGCTGTCATCTAAAATTTTAGCTTTACCTAATTTAACACGTGCTGCCTCATCATTACCGGTTAATAAATTTGCAATAGCACCAAAAGTGTATACGTCAGACTCAAACTGTTTGCCACCGGCTTTAACAGCTTCTGTAAAAGTTTCGCCACGGCTTAATTTTCCTTGCGCATCACCCAGTCCTTCAATTTTTTCTCCGGCAAAAAGACCTTTGACAGCGTCGGTTTCTCTACTAGCTGAGGCAAAAAGACCCGCTATACTAATAGGTTGTGGTGTTGAAGCCGGAGCTACTGTTGGGTCTGCTTGAGTGGTTGGTGGTTCTATAGGGTCTGGTTGGTTTGTTTGAAGCTGTTGCAAAGCCGCTTGAAAATTTTGTACTCGCACAGGTGTTTGATCATTCCAATCAGAATTTGCAGCTTCAATTGCAGCCCCACTAAAATTACCCTGTTGCATTAAGCCCCAAGTACCGTCGTGTTCTTTGTACCAGTTAGTTCCTAGTTGAAAGTTTACTTCCCCAAGAGCATCAACAAAGTTACTATCACCACCTTGGCCTAGCTGGTCTGCTTGTGCTTTTGCAGCTGTATAAGCTTTGGTGGAGTCTTGATTTAACCATTGACTAATAAGTTTGTCATCTATAATGTCGCCTTCTTTATATAGACCAAGCTCTTCATCTGTTAACCTGTGTCCAACTCCAGCTGTTAATACACCTAAACTGTCTCGGTAGACGTCATTTCTATAGCCTTCGTTGGTTTTTAAATTGTTAAGGAAATTAGCAGAAACTGACACACGCTACCTACCCATTTTCCGCAATTGCGTTTTCCATAGCTTTATAGAACATGTCCATTCCAATAGCCCGTAGGTCTTTTTTTATTTTATTAGCACTTACTGTATTATTAGAGGAGGTCCCAAAACTAACAATTGCAACGGGATCTGTAGTAACGTTTCCATCTACGTCATAAGCTCTAAAATTAGGTGTAAAGTTAAAACCCCCAGATTCTGGTCCTTCAGCAAATCCTAATGTCATAAGTTCTTGCCACCAGGTAGGTTCAGCTTCTATTTCATAGTATTTATCTAAAACGGTTAATCCTAACCCAAGAGCCGCCTTCATTTCTTGAGGGCTTTGTGTTTGCCCTTCAGCCGCCTGCACTAAAGTTGTTACCATAGTAGCAAGATCTCCAAGATTTCCTGAACTAAGAACTAAAGGATCGTCTGTGTTTATGCCGAGTATTTCTTCACGGATGTTTAAAACCTGTTTTGTAACATCTCCGGGTTTAGCATACTCTGCTGCATCTTTAGATAGGTTTCTTAAAAGGTTTAGTTTAGAAATTTGATCACTTCTGTCTGCAGCTTGAGCCGCTGCAGCTTGAGGGGTTGTCATAGTCATGTCCCCCGTTTCAATCATGTTAATCATAGATTTTGCAAAATTTCCATCTCGTTGTGAGTCTGGCATACCCGCTAAAAGTTCTGCAGCTAAAGTGACTCTCCTTGCTTTATCTAATTCAGCAAAGTTACCGTTGTATTTTGTTATTACGCCTGCTATTGCTTCATCATCTTCTGCTGAATGATTTTTCCCTTGAACAGAATCAAGCAGTAATTTTGTAGCTGTTTGATTATCTCCCGTTTCAACTGCGTTAACCACTGCTTTAGTATTTACATTAAGGCCAGTGTTTTGTGCTGCGCTACTAATTACTTTTCGGTCTGCCGATTGAACAGGAGAAGCAAAAAAGTTTTTATCATCTACATACTTAGTAACAAAAGCATCTGGGTTTTGTACGAACTCATTATAAAGTTCGGGGTTGCCCTTTAGTTTGTCTATTAATTTATCCTCATTAGCTTTGTACCAATTAGCCTTTTTTTCTAAAACTGCATAATTTTCATCACTAATTGGATTTTCTGTATTGCTTTTTGCATCCGCTAATCGCCCCGCTGCAGTTACAGGCACTCCGCCCCCTAAGGTAGTACCCCGCGCTGTCATTTTCCCACCAAAATAATTTAAAATTTGATCATTTACTTTAGCTTTAAGATTTCTGTTTGCTATTGTCTTATAATTTTCTATTGTTTTATCTCTAACATTTTTAGAAATGCCTGTAGTATTTGTTAATTGGTTATAAAGAGCTTCTGCATCGCCTGGACCCATGTAAAAATCTGTACCTAATTCTTGTCTTTGTGCATTGTACATAGTAGTCAAAACGCCTGCATACTTAGAAGGATCGACTACTGGAAAATCCTTAGCTGTTTCAGTTACTGAAGCTGGTGCAGAAGTCGGTGCAGGAGTCGGTGCCGGTGTAGTGCTCGTCTGTTGTCCTCCCTGTGTAAATTCTGTTGCAGTATTCATTGCATCTGCTACAGGTTGGCCCCCAACGCGTTTTTCATTTTCGTTTACTCTTTGTTCTATCTTTTGTTCAATGTCTACCCTATCAGAACTACCCCAAGGAATTTGAGTCATAGGCGCTAAATTAGATACAGCGGGATTTCCACCACCTCCAATTTCAACATCTTTCGCATATTCTTGAAATACAGTATTAAGGTCGCCCAAACTTAAACCAACTATAGATTGTTCTGCTGCTTCAGGGCCAAACTCAGTAATAATATCTCTAATGTCTTTTCCACCTACAGTCATAGGAGAAGAATAAGATTGTTTTCTAGCTTGACTATTAGTGCGAACGTATGGAACTATCTCCATTTCTCCAGTTTCAGCATTTTCTCTAATTGTAGAATTTTCGGGGTCAAACTGTTTGTTTGGGCCCAATAAAGCTGAGCCAAAACCCATTTCATTAAGTTTACGAAAGGTGCCTTTGTGCCCATACATAGCTACATAATCACTTAAATTAGTGTCCCCAAGGCCAGAATACTTCTTGTTAGCAAAACCTGTACCAGGACCAGTGCCTTGATACCAAGTTTTAAATTGTTCATTGCTTTCAAATCCCGCGGGTTTATTTTCTAAATCTGCAATGTTTCCGCCCTGGTCAATAATATTATTAATATTTAAAGCGTCTGCTTCTAAATCAGAATTAGCACTTTTAATGAATTTTGTAAAATCTGCGCCTTGTTGTTTAACAACGCCTTGATTAAATGTTGCGCCATCAATCTGCCTCTTCATCGATGCATCTCTAGCGCGATTGTAATTTCCTACTAAGTCAAATAATGATGCCATAATCTTTTATATTAATTTTGCTAAACTAGAACCCAAGTTACCTAAAAACCCATATTGAGATTTTTTAGCGGCGTTTCTACTTTTTTGATAAGCATTTTTTTTGTTAACAGAAGCCTGCCCATATTGTAAGAGCCCACCCAACACATTTGATAAGTTCTGTGCCCCAAGAGTGTTACCTATCTGTAGCCTTATATCATTAAGCATTTCATCAGAACGCATCGCCATGTTTCTAGCGTTTGATATGTTTCTTTGTCCCGCAAAGTTTGCAAGTCTAGATTCTTCTCCAGCTTGAGCCGCATTAAATTGCACTCCATATCTACCCCTGTCTCTTTCAGCTTGCGCTAAGGCTCTTTCGTTTGCACTAACCGCCATATCTTCGCTTTCATCTACTGTGTCTATTGCAGTGGTTAAAATTCTTTCGGTTTGTGGGTTGTATTCCTCTACATTTTTTTCGTAAGAATCTATTGCCGCTTTTTGCGCTTGAAAGTCTACATCGTCACTATACGTACTACCACTAACTCTTCTGTTACCAGAAGTAGGCGTACCAAGTGCGGTTGGCTTGTAAAACCCAGGAGACGCAAATTTTTGTAAATAATCTTCTGCCATTAGCTTATACCCTACCCTTGCTAGTTGATTTAGACTCGTCTCTAGGAGCATAAGCAATTACAGGTGTTTTACCAAAACCAAACAAGCCCGTAGTTCCTTCTCCAAATTGACCTGTAGCATCAAATCCTTGATAGCTTTTCTTAAATGGGTCACCCGTATCCCCAACATTAGCAGCCAGTTGATTAGCTGCTGAAGCGAATACGCCCCGCATTGCATTTGTTTTGGCTAACTGTCGGTCAGCTTCTGATACTTGATACGCAGTTTCTGCTCCTGCGGCTTGTACTCCACCTTTTACAGTGTTTTGTGCAAGCATATTGCCTACGGCTTCATTACCTTTTACTACTTCTAGATCTTTTTTAGTTTCCGCAGTTTGACCTTTTGCTATCCCTTTAATCAATGCGCTTGTTGCATCTACTGCATTTCCGGCTGCTGTATCAACCGCTTGTACTGTTCCTATGGAGGGCCTTTCCTGTGATTGATAATAATCCGCACCGGCAACTCCAACAGATTGATCTTTTCGTTCTACAGCTTCTGTTTGAGCATACTCAGTACGCAAAGGATCAAAAAGAACGTCTTGCCTAGTTTGTCCTCTTTGCAAAATATCCAAACCAGCTTTTTCGTTTTCAGTTTGTTTGGTAAAGTTTTTACGTTTTACTTTTTTGCCTTTTAAAAATCCCATTGTTATAACTCTTTTCTATATGTTTGTGTTACCAAATTAAAATCATGCAGGGGTGCTATTTTTTCCCACCCTTTTCTATTGCTTTCAAATTCAATAGCTACTGCTTTCATATCTTCCGCTATTTTTTCTAAAAACTTAAACATAGCTTTTACATAATTATACTCTGGTTTCTGGTAACTTGCCCAGACAAACAGTGTGTCCTCGCCACTAATACTTCTTAGCGTATTAACGATTATAAACCCAATATATGTATCTTCTTCATACAACATGTACAAAGTAGACAGCTCTTCTTGTAAAGATAAATAGACGTCGGGTGTTATCCAGTCAGCTTGACACTTTTTTCTAACTTGATCTAAATCTGGTTGTATTTTTTCAAAAGCACAACGTACCTCAGAAAGAGGAATTGTCTCAATTGAAAGCCCATCAATAGTCAATCTCTGAACCATACTTCTTATACCTTTTACGTGGGCTTAAACCGGCGCCTCTGTATTTAACAGTTCTTTTAACACCTAAATCTCCGCCCCTTGCTTTTAGTTCAGCTTGTACAATTTCTTGATTAAACAATCCTAAATAATCAGCTGCTGCTGCTGGATCAGTCCAATCTTTTGCAGGAATACGCATAAGCCTATATAAAGTGCCATACACAATTCCGTCTCTGTAACTGTTTGAAAAAGTAGTGTCTATATTACTTGTAGTCCTACTCGGTTTTAAAGCAACAGATAATTGAATGCCGTTGGTAACGGCGCTACCAGGAACCGGTATTACCCAAAACGTACTTGGGTTTTTTTGTAAATAAACTTGTGGTACTGAAGTTTTGTTTCTCCAATCAGAATAGTTTAACTCTAAACTTCTAGGGCTAATTGGGTCTAAATCATCGCCATCATATGTCATCCATAAAATTGCATGTACATCTGTGCCGCTTGGTTGGTCGAACTCATACTCATATACGCCACTAATACTTGTAATTGGATCTAAGTCATATACGTAAGCTTTAGATCTTTCTGCAAATTCTATACAAGCGGAGCGCAAAGTAGATTCAATTAAAGAATCTGGGCAATTGGGTACGTATGGAAGTATGTCTTTTACTAAAGAATCAAATGATGCCATTATTGAACTCCAGGAGGAGGCGGTGGGGGCGCTGTTCTCATGCCCGGTTTATCAGAATTAGGATCAAGCAATACTTTTGATTGTCCCCCTCCTGAAACACTCGCCATAAATAATTGATAATGAGATCCAGCCCTTTGTGCGTTACCTGCAAATTCTGCGTCTTTCATATAACACCTATACAACACATAGTCTACAAGGGCGTTACCATAAACATCGTCTATATAAATAGTACTACTTGTAGAACTTAAATCTGTAGGGTTTCTAGCTGTTACTAATTCAACATAAGCGTTTGATCCAGATTTGACACCTGGATATACATAAAACCTTCTTGGATCATCTGGATCATAAATGTAGTGTTTAATAACAGAGCCATGCGCAGCATCTCCTGTAACAGTGGGATCATGCCAATTGGGTTCTATAGAATTTAAAATATCTTCATCTACTAACCTAATAGCTTTTTTACCTGTTGCGCTACTACCAGTAGCACTCATATTTCTAACTACTTTTATTAAACACATTGCAACATCTGGAATAGACTGTTCTGTCCCAGTAGCCAATTGCACATTTGAATGGTCTGCAGCCGCAGCGGGTTTAAAGTTAACTACCTCTCTTTGTGCATCATTTATGTACCGAAGCAATTCAGCTTCAGTCCATCGAACGCCAGTTGTATCTTGCAGGGTGTCCTGAATTCTGGATATTAAATTAGCGCCCGTTAATGTGCCCATTATTTTTTAGTTGTTTTCTTTACAGTTTTTTTAGCAGCCGGTTTTTTCTTAGCGGGTGCTTTACCATCTACATAGGCTTCGTTTATATCAGGTGTAGAGGGATCGTCAGGAATATAATGTCCTTTTTCATCTCTAGCCCTAATAGGTTCACTTGGCTTTTTGTCTTTAATTGAATGGGGTTTGTGTTCTGTACACCCTTCTTGTAAACATAATAAACCCATGTCTTGTCCAACTTCTTTTGGTACGCCAGCTTCCAATCTGATTGATGCGCCCCAGGTGGTCGAAATATACCTGTCAATATCTGATACTACTATCATCTTTTACTCCTAAAAAAGGGGTGGCTCAAAAAGAACCACCCACAAAAACATACTTAGTATGCAACATCCAATCTAATGACACCAAAGTCTTCAACGCCACTATTGTAGTCGCTGTTAAACTTAGGCTTCTTAAGACCGAAGATTTTACCAATGGAGATACCATTTTGGTTACCATAGTCAAAAGTATCTTCAACTATTTGTGGTAGACCAATATCTGCCATAGCAAGAGCTTGAGCTCCACAGAATAAACAAGCAGAACCGTTGATGTCAGCATCAGCGCCCCATTTGTATCCAGCAGAACCGGCGTTTGAAGATGTTCCAGTAGTTGCATTCTCTGTATTAAATACATGTCTGAACTCATGGACCATAATGCCGTCAACCATCAAGCTTGAAGAACCTGAGAACAAGCTGTTGCTTGGTCCTCTGACTCCAGCATTTCTGACGTTAGCCAAGAAATCTGAATCAAGTTTAAGGTCAGCCATTACTTGAGGTGATACAAATAAATGATATACCTCATCTCCACCTGCGCCTCTTACTCCACGGATGTAGTTGTCTTTAGCATAAGCTTTAAGAGCAACAATACACTCGTAAGTAATGGTGTCAGCAGCTGCAACTGCAGTTACGTCACCAGCAACAAGTTTACTAGTAGCATCCCATCTTCTATGTCTGTTAGAAGTTGGAGCTGTTACATCTGAACCAAAAACCATGTCGCCAAGATTTTGTCCTGAAGTCAGAACAGGTCTCAAAGCACCACTGTTTTTGATTGTGTAAGAAATACCAGAAAGCGTTAAGAACGCTAATTGGTCAATACGATCCGCCATTGCGTAAGCAAGTGCATCACGTGAGTTCTCACGAAAATTAACAACTGATTTTTGATCAGCTAATCTACCAGAAAGTCTATTAGCAAATCTCAATTGATCGAGTTGTACAACAATGTCGTAGGCTCTTAAAGTCTCTTCATTACCCTCTAAAGTGTTGTCTCCAACGATACCGTCACCAGTCATGTCAGCTAAAAGTGTTAATACAGCTCTAGCTCCTTTTTCTGATTGAGTAAGTTCAGATATTCTCTGAACCATAGCATTAGATCCGCTACCTGCGAATTGGTTAATGAAAGACATATTCCTAGCGACACGCCAAAAATCACGAGACCAGATCGTTAATTGTTCGCTGGTCAACGCGCTAAAGTTTGTGTTAGCCATTGGGCTATCCTCCAAAAAAAATAATACCTAGCCAACTTATTGGAGCGGCTATTTACCCGTATACCCTTTTTCGTTGGGGAGACGCTTTCATAGTTTTACGAACATGACCTCGATCAGTTTTACGCCGTGACGGGCGAAAACGTTTGTTAGTGGAACGACCCACACTAATTATCGTATTAGCACCGAATTCTTATATCTTATACCAAGCCTTAACCAAAGTCACCACGCATTCTGCGCAATGTCTCGGCTGGAAGAGCATCAAACTCCTCACTTGATAACAATGATAAATCTATTTTCTTTTCTGTTTTGCTCTCACCTTTCATTGCAGGTGGTTGAGATTCAGCAGCTTTTAATTTTTTAGTTACATTTGCTACTTGCTGGCGTTCTTTAACCTTTTTGTCTACTGTTTTAACTGCAGGAGCGTTTGATGGTTGTAAAAGTTCCGGCCTTTTGACTGCTAAAGTGTATTCAGTTGCTTTTGCTAACGAATCTGCAAGCCCATAACCTTGAGAAGCAAACGCATCTCTTAGTTCTATAACATCAGCTTGTAAATTTTCGTCAAAATCAGCGCTATTTTCGTCTAAAACAGGAAAAGTTTTAGCGATTTCATTAGCTTTCTCTACTAATTGTGTCATTTCTTGACTTTGTTGCACTGTTTGACCCATTTTTGCTTGTACTTCAAACATAAATTGGTCTTTTTCAGCTTGTCTTATCTGATTTCTTAACTCTACAGCTTTTTCGGTCTCTCCATTAAGCACTAAATCCTGATATTCAACTTCTTTTGCATTAAAATCATATTCTGGAGCATTTTCTGCGGCGGCTTTTTCAGCTGCAGTAGCTTCATCTAGCTTTTTTTGCATAACTTTGTTTTTAGCTAAAACTTCATCAAGTCTAGACTTGGGCACCATTGGCGCTTTTGGTTCTTTTACTTCATTTTGTTCGTCAAGGCTTTGCTCGCTTCCTTCAACTGCTGGAATATCTGGTTGTGGAGTTGACTCGCTGTCTTCAACCACTCCTTCTTCGCTAACTGCTTCTGTTTCAATTGTTTCTTCTTCCTCAACTTCTGGTTGTGGTTCTTCCGCAACAACTTCTTCTTCTGGAGCGGCGTCAACTTCCTGTTCGACTTCTTCATTTTCTGCTTCCTCCTCTGGAACCTCATCAAAATTTAAATCTACTTCGAATGGTTTTGCTTCGTCTTCAGAAATTCCATCTGCCCCCGGCATAACTTCCATTACAATATCTTCTTTTGTTTCTGCATTATCTTGTTTTTTACTTTTAGCCATCTTTATTACCTCCTGTAGGTTTCATGGCAGCCGTTGCAATTTTTGCTGCGGCTGTAGTTTCACTTTGATCTCTCCTTACTTGGTTAGTCATTCCTGACAACCTTTCGCGTAATTCAAGTTCTTCCCTCTTCATTTGAAGTTTGCTTTGTAATTCAGCCACCTTCATTTGTGGATCAATATTTGTTTCAGATTGAGTTTTAGCTACATTTAAAGCAGCTTCAGATTGTAATCTAGTAACTTCTGCTTCTAGTTTTGCAATCTCAAGTTGTGTTGAACGTATTTGTGCTTCCATTTGGAATTGTTGTATTTGCATTTCAGCTTCGCTAGGTGGATTCATTCCTTGTATTTCTCTTATGCGCTCTGCAATTTCTCCTTTACGCGCTAAATGTGAATACTCAACAATTAAATCATCTGGAATTGGAACTCCAACTTTCCTAAGTTCTATAGATTCAGCAAACTGAGTTTCTTCAAAGGTGTCTCTTGAAGGAGCTAATCCTATAACCACATCATATTCACCTAAAGTTAGGTTGTTAATAATCTCGCCTTCTGGTGTTACTTGATTTACAACCATAGGTTGTTTTGGTTTCATTGGATTATTTTCATCAGTAATTTGTACGACTCTTTCTTCTGTGTAATAAGTTTGAACTAAATCTAAGACTCTTTCTGCTAAATAGTGTCTAGTTTTTCTTAAATTATCTAATGGCACTTGAATCATTAGGGCGCCGCGCGTTTGTTTTTGTTGTATAGCAACACCAGAAACTTCCGCCCCATCAGTACCTAACATCGCATCACTTATGCCACTAATTTGTTTTATGTTAGCGGCAGCTTTTTGTGCAATTCTATCTAGACCGGTGGGAATCTGATTTGGCGGTATTTTACCAGGGGGAGTACTACCGCGATTAAACTCGAGTACTAAACCAGTTTCCGCACCGTGTTCTTCTAAGTCATCTGCTGTCATTCCTGTAAGAGAACCTGACTCTACAATCCAACCACTGTTAGCAGTTGTGTTAACGATATGCAGTTCTTGAGATGAAATTTTGTTTAATTGTTCCTGTGGCGAAATTAAATTACGCACCATACCAAAAGGTTTGCCCCTTCTAAAGTATGGAAAATAAGGAACTAAAGTAAAATGATTATAAGGAGACCAATCATCATGCAATACAACAGTGTCAGCGGTTACCGTCCAACGGACTTTTTTAACCATTTGTTCTGTTATATATAAACCATAATCATCTGCAAACTTTTTACGTTTGCGTTCTCCCCAGTTGTAAGGAACATGTCTTTTATCGCCAGTTACTGGGTCCACATAAAACATACATTTTTTTAATTTATAATGTTGCCTTTCTATAACTCGAATAGAACGCAAAGTTCTTGCTTCATCGGGGTCGTTTGGGTAATGAGTAGAAGCATCTTCATATTCTCCTCTTGTATCCCCATAAGTCGTATCTTCAAATTCCATAGAATCTGCACCAAGTGTAGAACCTACTTCAGCAATCATGCGTAACTTATCTGCTTTGTCTTCACCATAGACTTCTTCTATTTCGTCTAGGCTCATCCATTTACTTTCAAATATTTCATTCCAAGTTTTTGGATCATATTGTTTAGCATCTGGATCAATTAAAATATCTAATGGGTCTTTTTGTTCAATTCTAACTTCCCCATTTATATGATCAGAAAAGTCTATACGAATATCAAACCAACCCCGGTCTTGAATTAAACCATCAGAAAATACTTGACCTTCTACCCATTCTAATTTGTTGTTATCTGCAATTTGCATATACAACTTAGTAAGAACATCTGCTATTTCTTGTTGGCCAGAACCGCGAGGTTTAAATTGTACATCTGCTCTTCGCGTACTTTGTTCGCCAAGAACTGTGTTAACTGTTGGTAAGATAGTGTTGATTGTTAATGCTGGTCGACCCTGATCGTCAAGCGCTGCTATGTCAGCTTCGTCCCATTGTTCACCCCTATAAAAAGCATCACATTTTTTTGCCATGTCAATGTAATCTTCATGGCCACTGTCGCGGGCTCGTATGTAACAATCCCACTGACGTTTTGCAAGGGTTAAAGATTCAGCTTCACTTAGCTTCTTTTTTTTACTTTTGTATTCTGCCATTAAGCGCTCATTGATGATTTACGTTTGCCATCTTTTACTAAATGTTTTAATCCATCTCTCCACGACGGAACATGCTCAGGTCTTTCATAAAATGTAGCAAATTCTGTCATCATTAAACCGATCCACGCCAAGGCATCTACCTGGTCGTCGTGTGTACCATTTGGGAAACGTAATAGTTCTGCAACCATTGGTCCAGTCCAAACAGCATCTTGTGGAAAGTATACCATACCTTGTTGCATTCTACCCTGGATTGCCCGTGCACGTAACTCCTTATCTC